TATTAGCAGCATTAGTTGGAGTAATTGCAGTATCTAAAGCTGCAAGTGCTGTTCCCTCACTTGAAGTCGGGATTGTGTCGTCATTAGGTATTTGTGTCGTTCCAGATGCCATAGCATATGATATTGAGTTAACAACCTGAACTAATCTTGATTGTTCAACTCCTGCAACATTTTGAATTGTATCTACCTTTAATGTACTCATATTATACCACCGTCCAAGTTTCGCCAGAACCTACTGTAACTGTATGTCCACTTGCGATTGTGAAGGGACCTCCTGTTACTAAGTTCTTGCCATTAGTTACTGTGAAACTACCTGCTGTTGTTACGTGATTTTCAATTCCCACTACATTACCTCCTGCATCTTCAAGACCCCCTGCACCTCCACCTGCTGGTGCTGTACCATCAGCCCTAGTATAATTGACACATTGTACTTGGTTAGCAGTATGGCTAAAAAATTGTGCTACGTCACCTGCTGCTGTAGTTATATTAGCTTCGGTAGGTAAATCTAAATTTGTAGCATGGTGCTGTAATACTAAAGCTCCATCAAATTGTAAAGTAAAACTTCTATTAATAGCAACTGTCATTGTATTAATTTGTGTAGTTCCTGTTACATCAAAATAATTTCCATCTGTACCAATGGTCATAGTATTAGCTGAAGAAAGGTCAGCACCTTTAGCAACTGTTTGTTTTGTAGCTACCGCAGTTACAATAGCATCAAATTCAGCATCTACCTCTGAACCTTTTATAAGTTTAGCAGCATCTCCAGTACTTAAAGCATCTTTTGCGCTAAAATCGTTTTGTCTTGCATAATCAGCCATTATCTTGCCACCCTTCCAATTTTAATTAATAATTCAACTTGAGATACAGCTACGTTAGCTCCATTAATACTTATATCAAATCCATATTGTATGTTTTGTCCTGAACCAGAAAGTTGTGCTGGTACAGTATCTACTGATATTGCATCACCAGACCACTCTCCTAGATTCCATTCCGCAGTTCCCCATTGTGACCCTGTAGATACTAAATCTGAAGATACTGCTGTAGCTTTCTGTCTAAAATCTCTATTTACATAGTCAAAAGCCCAAAAAAAGTTTATATCATAAGTTGACCCTTCGTTTACAGTCATCTTAATTTTTTTAGGCATTTTATATAACCCTGCTGCTTGAGGGTCTATAAACCCAAAATCTAACCAGTTAGACCTGTATTTAAAATTATATGCAGTTAGCGATACAGACCCACCAGATAATATACTATCTTTATATCCAGAATATTTTGATATGTACCCATCTTTTCCAAAATATATTATACCGTCTTTTGCTACGGCTAAACTTTGTGGTTCCATTTCTAACCATCTAGCAATCTTCGGTAAAGGTACGTCTAATGTTTTTGGGCTTGCTATTAAATCTTTAAAATCAAACATATAAACAGTAGACCCAACTAACAATAAATAAAATCCTTCTACTTGAGCATATAAAGACCTAATTTTAGTTTTATCTTTAGTTGAAATAAACTCTAAAAGCTCTGTTCTTATATTTTTACTTAAATCTTGAGCTGGCATTTTCTCTAATTCAATAGTACGAGATAATGCTCTTAAACCATCTTCAGATAAAAATATAATATCAGACCCTATATTTTGTATACTATCTCTAGCAATACAACCCATACCTACTACAGAATCTGCTAATGCTAATGACGAAGGGTTATTTGCACTATTAAAAATTACAATATTATCTTTACCAAATACTATTAACTGGTTATTAAATACTGCTATAGCAGCAACTTCATCTCTAGAAAAAGCAAAGTTATTAATTAAATCTATTGTGCCTCCACCGTTTTGAGTGTCCCACAACTTATCGTTATTAAAAGCACTAAACCTAATAGTAGTTTTATCTGAATCTACAGCCCACAATCTACCAAAACCTGATAATATACAATTTCCTTTTGGCATTTTAACTGTAGTCCACGTAGCTCCATTGTCTACTACAGTAGCTCCTTCTGTTGAAGGAAAAGTAGGTTCAGAACCTGCTGATGTTCCTGCTGAAGTACAAACAAAATATCTTTCTTGTGTTGCAGAACTCACTGCTTTAACAGTATCTCCTAAAGCATACGCAGTTGCTGCTGCCCAATTAGAATGTTGGCTATGTACTGTTTCAAAGTTACCACTACCATCCCAATATATAGGAAATTCGTTTTGACTAACTCCTATTACTTTACTATTAAAATTAGCAAATTGCCAATTTGTATTAGTAAAACTAAGAGAACCAGTTTTATCTGCTAATGTTGTAGTTCCAGAATATATATTACCGTTAGTATTATCTACAGTAATTATATGTTCAGTACTTGCATTTTGAATATATTCAAAAGTTTGGTCTAAAGTTGGATTACCAGATATAGGAGTAGTAGTTACTTTTAACATTCCTTTTCTAGCTGCTATCCTTCCCAAATCATCAAATACAGCATTATCTAAAAACAACGCCCATTCTGGACCAAGACCCAATGAAGAACTCTGTGTATTTAGTCCTAATCTGCCAGGTGAACGTATTTGTACTGGCAATAATTTTGTAGCCATACTATACTACCTCAACATCGCCTTCGTTAGGATAAGACCTCCTATCCAATTCTATAGCAGTCTGTAAATGAAATCCATACTTTTGTGTAACTTCATCCATTAATTGACCACCATCTTCACCTCGCTCTGATATACATAAACCCCATGTTCCATATATCATAGCTTGTCTACCAAGACTTAATTTTAATGTTTCATCATCAGTTGACAAATCTTTTTGTGGATTAACAACTTCTGCTTTTATAGTATAAACACCATCTGGAACAGCAAGAAGCTCTACTTGCTTATATTCAGTTGCTGCATTTATACCTCTATCTCTATAATAAGATGGTCCAGCATTAGACTGTGTACCTATAAGAGTACTTCTATTATAATAATCTTCAGTTACGTGTCTCATCCTAGAATTTTGTGTAGTGTTCCACATAGAAAGTAATTTGGTTCTTACTGTTGTTAAAGGTAAAGAATACAAAGACGTACCTGATACAGTATCAAATTGTACTGTTTCTCTAAGTTGTCCCCAACCCCAAGCATCTTCACACTCTTGCTTAACATCATTAAGGAAAGAAGCCACCATTGTTGCATAAGTACTTGACGCTATAGTAGAATCAGCACCTAGTTCTGGTTCTCTTAACCGTCTTAAAACTTCATTTACTAATTCTTTCCTAGTAGCCATTTATTACTATCCTCTATTTTCTTTTTACTAAAGCAACTAATTGGTCTACTGTTCCTCCTCCTGGATACCTAATTTCATGTATATCACAAAATGCGGATAGTTCTCCAATTGTTGCGTTATGCTGTACTACTTTGTATTTACCTTGTTTTTCTAAAACAGTTAAAGCATGAATTGCATCTACTTCTAATTCTTCTCCTGTTTCTTTATCTCTTACTCTAGCCATACCTTCAGCTAATTTAGAAACGGGTTCTGCTTTAACAGCAGTACTTTCTTTTTTTTCATTTGCTTTTGGCATTATTGCCTCCTACAGTTACCTTGTTTCAGGCTGTAATTAAATTTTATTTACTACCAAGCTGGTCGTGCTACTAATACTTTCATAACTCCAGCATTAAGAGCGTCTGCCGCAAACTCACCTTTATCTGCTTGTATATATAAACTTACAACATCAGCAGCAGTAACAGCAGCAGTAAGAACTGCTTGGTCTGTACCATCACTAAGGTCTACGCTACAAGAAACACCAACAACCATGTCTCCTAACTCTACGCCAGGAACTGCCATAGTAACAGTTAATGTATCATTAGCATCTATTGCGTCTTGGTCAGCCCAAGTTGCTTTTACAGTCCACATATCACTAGCAAAAAAGCCTTGAAATTGCTTACGACCCCTACGTACTTCATTAAGGGTTAATGTATTCGCCATGATTAAATCCTCTATTTATTGTTAATATACATCGTTACTTCAAATCCAAAACGGATGTCTTCGTATGAAGGTGTTTCCCATTTCATATTATTTCTCCTAACTAAGTATAAGTTTATAAAAATGGGGGAGCGAACTCCCCCGTTATATTACGCAGGTGATATAATACACACACCAGCATCGTTACGAAGCTCACCTATACCGTAGATTGTATCTGCGGTAAATAAGTCAGATAAGTACTCTTGCATATATTGAGTTTGAGAGCGAACGCCCATTTGCTCAACATAACCTAAAGCTGAACGATGAAATAAGCAATTAGCTCTGTAAGCTGTGCTACCATCATCAGCATTAAAGTTTACTACATTAGTAGATACATATACTGGAACACCATAAAC